AGCGGTTGAAGAATTAATAAAAGTAGCTAAAGAAGCTATTGTAGATTCAGGAGACGATATAACAGCTGACAGACTTAAAAACGCAGCGGCTACAAAAAAGCTAGCTATATTTGACGCGTTTGAAATACTTACTAGAATACAGGAAGAAGAAGATATGCTTAATAATAAACCTAAAAAAGAAGAAGAAACAAAGTCTTTTGGTGGTTTTGCAGAAAGAAGATCTAAGTAATGTACGAGCAAAGTCTATATGAGGTTATAGAACCTATTAAAATAAACACCATAAAAAGACTTAATAAGTCTAAAAAATGGAAATACGGGTATAACAAAGAACACGATGTGGTTGTTATATCAAAGACTGGTCAGATTGGTGAAGTGTATAGCATACAAAACTTAAAAATAGCTTTGCCAAAGATGGATAAAGTTTATAAGTTTGAAAAAAACACTTGGACTAGAAAAGAATATCCTAAGCAATTAAGCAAAATAAAAACAGTTTTTGACTGGAAAGAATACCCAGAAGACTTCAAAGAAAAGTGGTATGATTACATAGATACCGAATTTATTAGAAGAGAGCAAGGGTTTTCATTTTACAATAAAGGATTACCTACTTACATCACTGGCACTCATTACATGTATTTACAATGGAGTAAAATTGATGTTGGTGCACCAGACTTTCGCGAAGCTAATAGATTATTTTTTATATTTTGGGAGGCTTGTAAAGCTGACGTAAGGTGTTATGGAATGTGTTATCTTAAAAACCGTCGATCAGGTTTTTCTTTTATGGCGTCAGGTGAGGTTGTTAATTTAGCAACTATATCTAGTGATTCAAGATATGGTATTTTATCAAAGTCCGGACCAGATGCAAAGAAAATGTTTACAGATAAAGTAGTTCCAATATCAGTTAATTATCCTTTTTTCTTTAAACCAATACAAGACGGTATGGACCGTCCAAAAACAGAGCTAGCGTTTAGAGTACCAGCTAGTAAACTTACGCGTAGAAAAATCACTAGCAACGAAGCAATACAAGAGCTAGAAGGTTTAGATACTACAATAGATTGGAAAAACACAGGTGATAACAGTTATGATGGTGAAAAGCTTAAATTACTAGTTCACGATGAAAGTGGTAAGTGGGAAAGGCCTAATAATATATTGAACAACTGGAGAGTTACAAAAACTACACTTAGACTAGGTTCTAGAATTATTGGTAAGTGTATGATGGGATCAACATCTAATGCTTTAGACAAGGGTGGTGATAATTTTAAAAAACTATATAGAAACTCAGATGTTACAAAAAGAAACCGCAATGGACAGACAAGCTCAGGACTCTATAGTTTGTTCATACCTATGGAATGGAACTACGAAGGATTCATTGATTCTTATGGCTTACCTGTATTCGATACACCCGAGCAAGAAACTACTGGCCCGTATGGAGAGAGTATAGATCTAGGAATATTAGAGCATTGGCAAAACGAAGTTGATGGTTTAAAAACAGATGGTGATGCTTTAAATGAATTTTACAGACAATTTCCAAGAACAGAGGAGCATGCTTTTAGGGACGAAACTAAAAATAGTATATTTAATTTAGTAAAAATATACGAACAAATAGATTACAACGAAGATTTAAGAAACACAAGCGTTGTTACCACGGGGAGTTTTATGTGGGAAAATGGTATAAAAGATACTAAAGTAAAATTTACGCCAAATCCGAATGGACGATTTAAAATATCTTGGGTCCCAAGTTTTAATTTGCAAAATAGCCAAATTATTAAAAACGGGGCTAAGCACCCGGGTAATGAACATATAGGTGCATTTGGGTGTGATAGTTATGACATATCGGGAACAACAGATGGTAAAGGATCCAAGGGGGCATTGCACGGGGTTACTAAGTTTAGTATGGAAGATGCGCCTCCTCATTCGTTTTTTTTAGAATATGTTGCAAGGCCTCAAACAGCGGAAATGTTTTTTGAAGATGTTTTAATGGCTATAGTTTTTTACGGTATGCCAATATTAGCAGAAAACAATAAACCTAGGCTTTTATATTATTTAAAAAGAAGAGGCTATAGGGGC